TCAAGAAGCTCGCGGGTTAATTCCGCCTTTAAGGATCCAATCCTCGATCTCTGCCTTAAGGTACTGTTTGGGATGGGTCCTGATTGGTTTGGGGAAATTATGATATTCGGTGTACTTCCAGATTGTGGCTCTGGAGCTTACCTTAAGGATCCCCATCACTTCTTTTTCAGTAATCATTTCAATATCAGCCATACCTACCTCACGCCACATTCAGGCCACGCTGGTGGCCCGGTGGCTTTCAAAATTCATTCTGACTTGCCGTGTTTTCCATCTTCTCCGTTGCCAGACGAGCGCAACGCTCGAAAGAGGATGGCGTAACAATCTGCCGAAGTTCTGCAATGAGATATTCATTGTGTTGCTGGTGATTCTCTTCGTTCTTTTCTTTTTCCTGCTGACGGAGGACTGCCAGTTGTGCGGTAATGAGGCGACGCTTCGCTTTTACCGCGCGCAAGGCCTTTTCCGCATTTTTCCTCCATGAACTAAATTCAGCGCTGCTGGTTGATTGATCGATCTGATGCTCAATACTCAACTGTGCACGCTCAGCGTTGACCAATTGCTCCAGGCAAACGGCAATGGTGCTCAGATTGCTGGTATCAATAAGGATTTTCTGCGTCATTTTGATGTCTCCTGTTCAGCAGCAACAATGGCGTCAACGGCATTCATTAGGCTATCTGCCATTTCTTCGTAACTATCAAAGGCGTCGTGATTGAAAAACGCATCCACGGTGACAGGAGCTAACTGGGCAATCAGATGCTGGCGATAAGTCATACCTTTGTCGCCCAGCCCACACCCGGGGCGAGCTGGAACAGGAAATGTTGGGAAATTGCCATTGTTCATTTTTGTACATCCTTCTGTGCAATTTTGTACGCCCGAAGCATGCGATTTGACGGGCCAGAGATAACGGTTTTCATTCGGAACAATCCACTGCGGGTGTGAATGATTCCCGGCTCCCGGAAAAGCGCAGCATCAACCGCGCGATTGTGGCGCCGGAACTCAAATACGGAGCTGGTGATGGTCATCGTGGCCACAGCGCCTTTATCCTGGAAATCAATGTTCATGCGGAACCTCCAGCTACGGTTGAACCCATGTCCTTAACCATGCTTTGCCAGATTTCACGTCCGGTTGCCGTCAGTTCGTCCCCGCGAACGCACTTGCTCAATAAGTGAATGGCGACAACCTCCCATTGTGGGTAATTGTCTTTGAGCGCCTCCAGCGCGTAACCGTCGACCAAATCCCTGACCCCTTTAATGCCTCCGACAATGTTCACCTGTATTGCCTGCCCTCCGGCATTAACCTCGAAGCTATCCCCGGCGCTGGTGGCGCAGATATGGCTGTAAAGGGCTGAGGCATACTGATTTGCCAGCGCGTTGAGCCGGAAATTTTGAGTAATGAGTGCCATTACTTCGCCTCCCAGCCGATAGCCTGAAACAGGCCCATCTTCGGGTGGTACCAGCGTGTGCCACGCGGCTCTGCTTCGGACATCATCTGGCGAAATGCGCGCATGAAAGGCTCAAGCTCCACGATGGCTCGGCGGGAAAGCAACCCATCCGGCGTCATGAACTCGTGGGTATCGGTCGGGATCCGGTAGGCGTTAACCAGATTGCGGCACTTCGCATCAGTCATGCCGCTTTGGGCGACCACCTGGCGGTAACCAACGAACCCGGCACGCATGTTGCCGCGCTTAATGTTCTCGACGGCTTCGGTGACAATATCAATCTGCTCTTCTACATGGTTTAGTCGCTTTTGCTGGCGAACGGCATCGGCGGCCATCGCGGCGATCATCTCGATTTCGGTAAGAGGTTGAGCTTGCCGGGAGCGGAAATACCCGTTTACCAGTTCGCGCTGAACCTGCCAGGCCAGATCATCGTTAAATGGCTTCGTCAACATCAGGTAGCCTGATTCGAAAAGCACAATCCCTGACGGTGCAAATTTAGAGAATGTCCCTTCCGGGAGGTCCGTACGTATTACGTCCGCACCTAATTCGGCATAATCCACACCGTTGATGAAATGCTCACGGTTTCGGTTGAATGCTGCACGAGCGGTACCTTCCGGGCGCTGGTGGACTTCATCAATCATCGCCAGCGTCACAACGCGCTGACCGCGATATTCGACCGTCGGAAACTGCTTATTGTTGATGGTTACTGTATTCATTTTCGTCCTCCTCAGTGCATAACCGGCATGTTTGGCATTCCATAGGTCTGAATTTGCTCAATAAAGCTGTCGTGGAGCATGTTGAAGCCCTCCCGGCCAAAAGCCGACAACACGAACCCTTTATCCGGATGAACTTCCACCATGTCCTGATACATGCGCAGCGCCAGCGGTAATCCTTCTTCGGTCCCGTATTTCTCGATAGCGACAGCCTCAACGTGATTCGCGAGAGCAAAACGATCTGGGCCGGGATAGACGCTGAGCGTCCCTCTTTCGCTGGAATAAATAACGGCCGTATCGATACCGCCTTCGCCGTTCTGAATTTCAACGGTGCCGTTCTTTTCTTGCTCTTCTGAGAGGAAGACGGTCACGACCAGCCAGCGCCACACAATGATTTGCTTTTCAATGCTGAGCACGATCCAGTTGCTTTCTACCGCTTCCATGATGCAGGCCAGCACATCCATGCCTTTCGACAGGTTCCTGTCATAACGTCCGTTATCCAGCTCGCGTATAACGGCGGAGTAGCCAATTACTCTGTTCCCTGACAACCGAATGCCAGTTGATGTTGGTTCTGGTGAAAAATCGTTGCCATCCATTAGCGCACCCCCACCGGTTTGCTGGCCTGCAGTTCTGCCCGCTCTTTTACGCAGCGGTCATGGAAAGCATCCCACTTAGCCAGCCACTTCTGTGCTTCTCGCTTACTGGCGAGCATGCGACGCAGACGCCGGACAGTTCGCTGGTGGGCCTCGAAATAGCTCTGCGTGACGGCGCCGCGCACCCAGACCTCACCCTCTGGCCGCGCTTCACGTGTATCCGGGTGGCGTTCCGCGAAGCCGGAGCGAGCGAAAGCGTGTGATGCCAGAAAGTGGGCCAGATGCCGGATGGCGGTATCACGGCTAAAGCAACGCTTCATACGTCCGTGACGTGTTGCAACAAACAGATCTCCGACTGGCGTCTGGTGCTTCTGGAACGCCAGATCAATGGCGCTGGCGTGAATGCGTTTATCAGTCATTTTCTGTCCTTAACTTTTGAGTAGCGCTCATGACTCATTACTTCCCAGCTTTGGCCGCCGTCGCGTGACAGCAGCCGCCAGCGTCGGTTAACCCTAAGGCTCAGATTTCCTGAGCGATGCATGCGGCAAGGGTGAACCCGTCTGTTTCTGTACTGGCGTAGAACGAAAACCGCCTGTTCATGCACCCACTCAGGAATGCGTATTGCTGTCAGTGCCATCAGATGACACCCCCGCCTACGTGTTTCTCTTTTACGTATTCGACGACTTCCATTAGCAGGTCATCGATAATTAACTTTCCTGACTCGGTCAGATATTCTGTTTCTTTATTTATTCCTATTGCATCCTGATAGGATGAATTGATTATTTTATTGCCCTCAATTGTTCCGAATTCGCCACGCGCCAGAGCTTCAAAGCGACGGAGTAGTAAATCCATATATTGCTCTGTGATTTCGACCGTCACGATTTTTTCAGCGGGGAGATTGATGATTAATAAATTCCCACCAGTTTTCTTTTTCATCCAGGCTAGCGCGGCATTCTTAATTCGGTTGCGGTATTTTTCGATAAGGACGTTTTTATTTTCCATCATTGCAAATCTCCTGCTCAAGACCTTGCATAAAGCAACTAACAGGCACTGATAGAGAATAAGCCAACTCAAATAAAGCTTTTGTCTCTGATGGTTCCAGTTCGTCCGAAGAAAAAGCAACAGCCTTGAGCAGCGCGTATAGTTGAAAGCTTTCTAATTCCGCCTGCTGAACATCAATTTCTTTAGCCATGATTATCGCCCGTATGCTTTTTTTAAATGAAGAATTGCTAAGTGCCAGTATCCTGCGGAAGCTAATAAATTTGCGGTTATGAATGCATGTTTGTTTTTCATACATAACGCCTCACAGCAAGGGACGCAACAACGCGACCGTAGACCTTCATGTCAGCTTGTGCGTCTTCGTCAAGCGTATATGTCTGGTATGCTTTATGGTCCGAAAGAATCATTAATTCATTATCAGGAAGTACAGCTACCCTTTTAATAAAAACGACCTCACGACCAAAAACTAAGCGGGTAAATACATATATGCCGTCTAGCTTAATTTTTCCGCCGCAATCAACAAACGCGACAACCTCATCAGGCTCAATCGTAGGCTGCATGGAGTCTCCATTCATTTGGCAGGTAATAATCATGTTGCCGTAGTCATTAACCTGACTTGGACCGAAGAGCAATTCCGGTTTGATAATTGGTTGCTTAATCACAGAAAGTGAATTTTGCATTTTCTTTTCCTCATGTTGCAGGAATCCCCACCTAGTGAGGTGTAATTAACGTCTGGGAATATTTATTTGTAAGTTTTTTGTATCTTATCTGACAGTCCGGGAATAACACTTAAGATATGCAATTCCATCTCGTTTAACTTTTGAGGGTTATTTATATTGCAGAAGCGAATAAATTCATTTTCAATAGATACGTAAACGGTACTTTTGTAAGGTTCAGCAAGATCAGTATGAAAACTAACTTTTAACTCTGGAAAAATATCTCTCAAATTTTCTTTTAGGTCGGCAAGCAGATAAGGGAAGCTTTTTAAAACAATCATGGCGACGGATTTAGAGATGGATTCCTTAGATGAAATTGCAGCAGTGAGGAATGCAATACCGCGATCACATTTATAAATACCGTAATACTCAACCTCATCTAAAATAACAGTCTCTAACAGATAACCACCGTCACTTTTGCAACGCTTGTGATTCATGAAGAGCCCTTTATTATCGATCACCGGAAACGTAACATATTCACCAGGGGCTACCCTGATTGAAACTTCTTCAAACTGTTCAATTGGTATAATACTCATTTCATTGGCTCCGCTGTTTGCCGATGAAATGAGAGTACACATTACGTTGTATTATGTAAACCACATTTGTTGTATTTTCTTTGCCTATAACATTAATTGTTTGTTTTTAAACGATATTAAAATACCACGAATACTGTTTTTTGGGAATAAAAAACCCCGCCGCGGCGGGGTGGTTAATGTTTAACCTTACTACCTTTTGCGGCGGTAAATTCGATGTTCGACCATCGTGCCAATAATCGCCAATGGGATATCTTGCGAACGAAGGACTGGGTAATCAGGATTTAGGGGGATGAGCTCAAAGGTATTTACACCATGCAAGCCTATGCCCGTAGGTCTGTATTTTTTAAAAGTTGCTTCATGCTCACCATTCTTTGCAACCACAAACTCACCTGGGGCTGGCTCTATCTCTGGGTCTACAATAATCACATCCCCCTGCTTGAAATCAGGTTCCATCGAATCACCTTCAATCCTGAGGGCAAAAGTGAACTGAGACCAATCCATATCAGTCATTACATATTCAAAGCTACCATCAAATGCTTCAATAGGGTTTTTATGTGCCAAAGCGCCAGCCTGGACATAGCTTATCAATGGCACCCGCTTGGTGCTCACTTCCTCTAAGGTCTGAAAAGAGCCACCGTTGATGAGCCAGTTTGGATCTGTTTGAAGGGCCTTCGATAGTTCCAGTAGATTACGAGGGCGCTTTGTGCGTCCACTTTCAATGGAAACAATCCCCTGCTGTGTGGTGCCAACTTTTTCAGCAAGCTCCGTCTGGGTCATTCCTAAATCTAAACGCCGTTGTTTCACTCTGTCTGAAAGATTCATTTTGCATTACCCCATTCAATTGCTAACAGCTTACAACAATTATTGTATTTGACAAACAACAAATGGAGTATTTAAATACCATAAATGTTGTTTTTAACTATCGGAGTGATTAATGTCCATTTCTGCTCGATTAAAGCAATTACGGGTTGAAAAGGGTTTGACGCAGCACCAGCTGGGTTTGTTGTCGGGTGTCAAGCAGCAGACCATTCAACGCATTGAATCAGGATCATCAAGCCGCCCTCGAAACATTATTGAAATTGCAGAAGCTCTTGAATGTTCAGCAAAATGGCTTCTGTATGGCACCAATGACCAAAAGGCTAAGTCATGAGCATGGATCTGATGGTTAAGGCCATGAAGATTAAAGTTGGCAATCCACTACGCAAGCTCGTTCTGCTGAAACTGGCGGATAATGCGAGCGATTTGGGCGAGTGCTGGCCAAGTTTCAATCACATTGCAGAGCAGTGCGAAATCAGCCGCCGCTCAGTCATCAGCCATATTGACGCCCTGTGTGAAATGGGGCTGCTTAGCAAGGAATATCGCTCGGGCGTGAAGGGAAATTCCAGCAATCTTTATGTCATTAATTTTACTGGTGCAGGAGATTCACCAGGGAGTGCAAATAGTTCACTACCTGGTGCAGCAGTTTCACCACATGGTGCAGGAGATTCACCAGGGAGTGCAAATAGTTCACTACCTGGTGCAGCAGTTTCACCACATGGTGCAGGAGATTCACCAGGGGGTGGTGCAGGAGATGCACCCAGAATCAGTCACTCTTTTGAACCAGTCAAAGAACCAGTCATAGAACCTAAATCTATTGGCGCATCGGCTGACGCCTCTGCACCGGCTTGTCCTGCAAAACAGGATTATTCACCTGAGTTTGAAACAGCGTGGCAGGTATACCCAAAACGCGCTGGTGGTAATTCCAAAGCCGCCGCCTTCAAGGCATGGAAAGCGCGCCTGAAAGACGGAGTTAAACCTGAAACCATGCTGGCAGGCGTGAAGCGATACGCAGCCTATGCCCGTACGACAGGTAGCACCGGGACTCAGTTCGTCAAGCAGGCCGCGACGTTCTTCGGCCCTGACCGACACTTTGACGAACCCTGGCAGGCACCATCCGCTCCCGGAGGTGGGCGACGAAACGTACTCCCGGTATCGGGTTTTAGTGAGCAGGATTATGGCGAGTCGGACTGCAACTGGTGATAACGGAGTGATTAACATGTTGGATCTTAATCAGCGCTCAGAGCGCGAGGCGCTGAAAGCGCAGCAGGAAAACCTCAACGAAGAACTGTCATTTGCTGTTGAGCATAAAAAACCCTGGCAGTTTGGTCACTGGCACAGTGGCGAAATCAGGACCATTGAATGCACTGCGAATGCCGGACATGGCGATTTCGGGCAGTTCACGCTGATCGGCAAAGACCTTCGTGGCAACGAAAACTTCAAGGTCTCACGTTGCCCCGCCTGTATTCGCGATGAGATCGCTCAGGTCGACGAGAAGCTGCGTTCGCTGCGCGTGTCTGACCTGCTGAGCGAAGCCGGGATTGCCCGCCGCTTTGAACATTGCGAATTCGCCACTTATCAGCCCGTAACCCCGGGCGCAGCCAAAAACCTTTCAGCCTGTCAGCGTTATGCCGAAAGCTGGCCAGACCGCCTTGCTGCAGGAACCGGACTGGTGATGCTGGGAAAATGCGGGACAGGCAAAAACCACCTCGCCGTTTCTCTGGCGAAAACCATCATTCGTAACCATCTTGCGCGGGTGGAAATCACCGACGTTATGCGCCTGACCCGTGCCGTAAAAAACACCTGGCGCAATAATTCCGACCACACCGAGGATGACGTACTGGACCACTTCATTTCACTGGATCTGCTGATTATCGACGAGGTGGGTGTGCAGTTTGGCAGCCTGGCCGAATCAGCCATCCTGCAGGAGGTTATCAATGCCCGCTACGAGAGTATTTTGCCTACCATCCTGATCAGTAACCTGACATTTGACCAACTGAAAGATGCGATTGGTGAGCGCATCGTCGATCGCGTCACTGACGGCGGGCGAAACCGCCAGGTGTTTAACTGGGAAAGCTATCGCGGCAATGGAGTGACCGAATGACGCCTGTGTGGAAAAACACCGATCTGGAAGGGGCGGTGATTGGCGCAATACTCCTGCGTGGTGCGGATCCCGAAGTGATGGATGTGATATCCCGACTGCCGGCAACCGCGTTTTCTGTCAGCCAGTACCGGGATATTTACGCCGGGGTATGCCGACAGGCAAGAGGCACTGGCGTTATTGACCCGATACTGCTGTGCGGTCAGATGCCCGGGTATGAGGCCATTATCAGTGCCACGGCCCCCATCGCCTGGGCAAAATCCTCGCTACCCTCGTATGTCGCAACACTGATGCGCAATGCAGCTGTCCGGGATGCGTATCAGGTTATCGAAACCGCGATGGATAGTATCCGCAATGCTGCTACCGGTGAAGCTGCTGTGGCTGCACTGGAGCAGGCACAAAGCGCTATGGCCTGCATCGGTATCGATGACGGACTGGTGCAGCCTGTTGCGATTGATGAGTTACTCCCGGGCGTCGTTGAGAAGGTGGAAGCCAGAATGCAGGGGCGCGACGCGGGTCACCTGCTGCTTACCGGCATTACTGAGATGGACGAGAAAACGGGAGGTATTGAACCTGGTGACCTGGTGTTTATTGCCGCGCGCCCGTCAATGGGCAAGACAGAACTGGCGCTGGATATTATCGATAAGGTGTCAGAGCGGGGGCAGGGCGTACTGTTCTTCTCGCTGGAGATGTCCAGTATTCAGATAACCGAGCGCATGGTTTCCGCCGCGGGCGGAATGCCCGTATCGCGCCTCAAGGCCGCAGACAAATTTGAAGATGAGGACTGGGCGCGACTGACGACAGGCGTCGGGCGACTGACCGGGCGCAAGGTCTGGATGGTTGACGCCACAAACCTGACGCTTGATCAGATTAGCCAGACAGCCACCCGGTGGAAGATTGCACACCCGGAAATGGCACTGGTGGTCATTGATTATCTGGCGCTTATCAGGATACAGAGTGCCGCACGATATGACCTGGCTGTTGGTGAGGTGTCGAAGGGGCTAAAGAGGCTGGCAAAGGCAAACCAGATACCCGTCATCGCCCTGAGTCAACTTTCCCGCGGCGTTGAATCACGCCCCAATAAGCGCCCAATGAACTCTGATTTAAAAAACTCCGGGGAAATCGAAGCGGATGCGGACATCATCATGATGCTCTACCGCGATGAAGTCTATAACCCGGAGTCAATGGCGAAAGGTATCGCCGAAATCAATGTCACAAAACAACGCAACGGTGCGCTCGGCACGGTATATCGCCGTTTCTTTAACGGACACTTCCTGCCAGTCGACCAGGATGAGGCCCGCCGCCGGTGCACACCACAACAAAAAACACAGCCTAAACGTTATAGCGGTCAGAAGTGGGAGAATGCGCAATGAAGATGGAATCAGGTCTCAAACATTTCAGCCCCCAGGGAATGCTCATCAATGATGATACGAAGAGCACCTCACCCGACCGACTTAACGGCACTGATATCATGTATGCGTTTGGAGCCACCAGCAGCCGCGCACGGTTCGGCCTGGCAGCATTCCTCGGAAAAGCTGGGGTCAGCAGGTCTGATGAGCAACTGGCGGTTCAGGCGCTGGCACGATACGCAATGGAGGCTGCGCCGAAGAACGTTCGCAAAGCTGCTGGTGGGCAATTCGGAAACTGTATGATGCTGCTCGCGCAATTCGCTTTCGCAGAATACTCACGCTCGGCGGCCAGCACAGCAACCTGCCTCCGTTGCAACGGCACAGGGAAAACCACCGCGACGCAGGTCACGCGTAAAGTATCCTACCCATGGGGGAAAGCGCCTTACTGGGCCAGTCGCTCCCGCGCTGTTCATCCGTCAGACTGGGAGCAATGGACAGAGGTAACGGAGATTGTCCCGGCCAAATGTGAAGCTTGCGACGGCAAGGGCCAGTTAAGCGCACGCTGCCGCTGTGGCGGAAAAGGCGAGGTGCTCGACCGCAAGGCGACAAAAGAAAAGGGGGCGCCGGTATTCAAGGTCTGTGAGCGTTGTAGTGGTAATGGTTTTACGGTCACGCCGTCCACAGTGGCTCACAAAGCAATCCTCAAATTCGTGCCTGACCTCCATGTCAGAACGTGGACAAGGAACTGGAAGCCATTCTATGAAGCGCTGGTGGATGTGTGCAACGCGGGCGAGAACAATGCAGCGCGAGAATTTGAACGTGTCACACGATAGCGAGCATATTTAGCATTTTCGAAACGTAGGGCTTGATTTTGTCCGAAGTTGTCTAGTATGCTTCTAATTATGGGTTCGTGCGTCTGAAACGAATAACCACCAAATTTAAGGCTCGCTTCGGCGGGCCTTTTTTCGTATTCAGGCCTCACTGACGGCGGCTCATTACCCAACCGTCAGGCGCTTGCGCAGAGGCCGCCTTCTTTGGTCGCTGGACCGTTCCCTCTACTGGTCTGGTTGTGATTGCTCCGGCGGCCGAAGCCATCCCGCGTCTGTGCCGACGCAAACATCAAACCGCAGAGCCTTTACAGAGGTGAGCCACAGGGAGTCTGACTCTCTGCGTACTCTCCCTGGGCACTGGCTCACCCCTTAAAGGAAAGTCCCATGAAGAAATCATTCACCGCTATTGCGGCGGTTCTCCTGTTTTCCAGTTTTGGAGCAACAGCCGCTGACATCACGATCACCACCGGGCAGCAGGGCTTAACGTACAACGCTGTGTATGGTGTGAACCTCGCCAGTGCGCTAAGCGAATATGGCTATAAATCGACAGTAGTCCCGAGCAAAGGCTCACTGGACAACCTTGATAAAGTCGCCAGCGGCGAAGCGCAGATCGGTTTCACCCAGGCTGATGCATTTCAGTTCTGGCGCAGCCGACACGGTAACGAAGCTCAGAAGGTCGACATCATCGGCGAGCTGGGCGATGAATGCGTGTTTGTGGCCGTGAAAGACGGCGGGAAGGTCGGCAGCGAAAGCGATCTGAAAGAAGGCATTAAAATCGCCGTGGGTGAACCTGCCAGCGGTTCTTATGCATCCTGGCAATATCTCCAGTCCCTCGAAAAGGATTACGCGAAAGTAGAGACCTACGCAAAAGGCGGCGTTCGTTCGCTGGCAAAAGTCACTACCGGGGAATATGACGCGTTCCTGTGGGTGTCAGCACCAGACCGCACGAATAAGTTTCTGGAGTCGGTAAACCAGAAGGGCAGCGGCCTGACGATGATCAGCATGAATGGCTGGAACGTCGACGATAAGTTGCCAAACGGCAAAGCGGTTTATGAGCTGAAAAAGGCGGTCACTGAATCTGGCTGGCTCAGCGATTCAAAAGTGAAAGTGCCGTGTACTAAAACGCTGGTGGTCGCAAACACTGATGCCGGTGATGACATGCTGGAAACCGCATCAACTGTGCTGCTCAAAAACCTGTCCCGCGTGCTGGGCAGCAAATGATTAAGCGCGTTGGCTGGTGGACTCTTTTTATCGTGTCTCTGTTTATTGCCTGGCGGCTGGCTGGCGTACTGATGGATTTTGCTCTGCTGGGCATTTCCATCGTCATGCTGGTGGTCTGCTGGTACCGACCTTATAAAGCTAAAAAATAATACTGCACAAAAATCCCCTGTTGTATGGGGGGAGTGTGGAATGTTATGAAAAAAAACAGGAAGTGACGACACCGTACACTACCTGTGAAATACAGCAACACGTCTGGTTATATGTCTGTTAACGTCCGATAAGTGTGGATCAGATCACGAAAATGTACAAAGCTAAATTTTGGTGAAATGCTTTTATACCCGTGGTAATGTATTTCTGTAATAAATCCAGATTTGCGGGGTGTGTAAGACAGGTTGCTGTTTCTGTAACTTACACCAACGGTACGCAACAGTCCTGCACCTTCGGAATACTTGGAATTATGCATAACAAATATAGAGATAACCCTGATTTATGACCTGTCCCGTGGCAGGTCTTTTTTTATGGCTAAGGCTGTTGCTTTGTTTGGACGATGAGTTTAACTCATTGACGAATTGGTATTGGCAATTTTACATTGTTGAGGTGGTGAATCCCCCTGTGCGGAGGGGCGTAAACAGTACCGGTTTTCCACTACGGTCTCATTAGCTAACGCGAGTCACGGTGGCTGACCAAAGACTCACTGGGAGGCACCCGGCACCACAGTATTCTCTGTTTTGTTATTTTTCTCTTTAGGCCTGCTCCCTGCGAGTGGGCCTTTTTTATTTCTCCCTCTTCCACACAGCACTTCCCAAAAGCGGAGGTGGAGTATGTATCGAATGGACAAAATCACAACTGGTGTGAGCTACGGTTTTGCCGGAGCAAACGGAGGGTTCTGGGTGCTCCAGCTACTGGATAAAGTCTCGCCCTCGCAGTGGGCGGCAATTGGTGTTCTCGCAAGTATTCTTTTTGGTCTGCTGACGTATCTGACCAACCTGTATTTCAAAATCAAAGAGGATCGGCGAAAAGCCGTCAGGGGTGAGTGATGGCAAACAGGGCAAAGCTTAGCGCGGCAATGTTGTCTCTCATCGCCGCGGGGGCATCAGCGCCGGTACTGTTTGATCAGTTCATCGGCGAGAAAGAAGGTAACGCGCTGGTGGCAGTTGTCGATCCGGGTGGTGTCTGGTCACTGTGTCACGGCGTGACGGTTATCAATGGCAAGCCTGTTATTAAAGGCCAGAGAGCGACCGAGGAACTGTGCAAGAAGGTTAACACTGCCGAGCGCGATAAGGCGCTTGCATGGGTAGAACGAAATATCAAAGCGCCGTTAACTGAACCGCAGAAAGTAGGCATTGCGTCATTCTGTCCCTACAACATTGGCCCCTCTAAGTGTTTCCCCTCGACGTTCTACCAACGCATTAATGCTGGCGACCGCAAAGGTGCATGTGAAGCAATCCGCTGGTGGATTAAAGATGGTGGCCGTGACTGCCGGTTAACCAAAGGCCAGGCGAACGGCTGTTACGGGCAGGTAGAGCGACGGGATCAGGAAAGCGCCCTGACGTGCTGGGAGCTGGATAAATGACGCCAAAAGCCTGGTTGATAATCGGTGCTGAGTTACTACTTTCGCTCCTGCTTATTTACATCCTGCTTGGTCAAATTAGCAGTGAGAAAAATCGGGCCGACGATGCCACATCGCTGGCTAAACAGCGTCAGGAAACCATTGACGATATGACAGTACGTCAGCGTGATGTCGCCACGCTTGATGCAAAATACACCGGAGAACTTGCAGATGCTAAAAAACAGCTTGAAAATCTGCAGCGTTGCGTTAGCACTGGTAAGTGTGGGCTGCACATCAACGCCAAATGTCCAGCGAACGGTACGACCAGCGCCACCGGCATGGATGATGCAACCGGCCCCCGACTTACTGACGCCGCTGAACGGGATTATTTCACCCTCAGAGAGCGAATCGAAACCATCACCAAACAACTGACGGGCCTGCAACAGTATGTGCGTGAGCAGTGTCTTAAATAACTGGAGAGGAAAATATGGCAGTAGTTCTCACAGCCAGGCAGATTGAAGAGCTGGCAGTTTTCGCGAAAGAAGATGGACAGCCTCAATACACCATCACTACCGTAACAATTCCGGCGTTTGAATCCGATGATGGTGAAACTATCCCGGAATACACTGGGTTGATCGCCTACTCCGATTCACTGGAACATGGTGTACTGCAGCTCGACGACTAGGCATTACAGCAGGCATTCACTGAGTGCCTGTGATAATGCTAAATTAATAACTCACAAGCAAAGTGGGGGTTTTGATGAAGCACCTAATTCACACCTTTATTTCGACTTCGACTGATGGATCTACTTTAAAGTATGAGATTTACTCTGATTATCAATCTCTTGATTTTCGCAATAAAATTCAGGAAGGAACATGTCAGGTTATTTCTTCGAAATTTTTTCCGGATATTAATCAGTTTAAGGTAACCGATATTAATTTGAATATAGATAGTCTGTTTAAAGCGAACCAACCGAAGCCTAATACCGTATACTTTGATGGGCAAGATAGAGTTAGTTTAGACATGTTAATCAGTCATCTTGATGGCTTAAATTGATACTAATTCCAAAAAGTTTTGGCCTCGCAATCGCGGGGCTTTTTTATGCGCCTCGCACGCGCAGGAGTAACCAATGCCAGCGTTAATTCCTCGAGCATGCCGCAAGCGCGGTTGTCCTGGCACAACTACTGATCGCTCAGGCTACTGCGATAAGCACCGTAACGAAGGCTGGGAACAGCACCAGCAGGGCAGGAGCAGACACCAGCGTGGTTACGGCAGCAAGTGGGAGATTCGCCGCACTCGTATCCTTAGCCGTGATAACCACTTGTGCCAGTCATGCCTCAAAGAGGGGCGCGCCGTACCTGCTGTGACCGTTGACCATATCAAACCCAAGGCGCAAGGGGGTACCGATGATGATGCCAACCTGCAAAGCCTGTGCTGGCCGTGCCACCGCAAGAAGACAGCAACGGAGAAAATCAAATGAGCTATACCCGATGCACCTATTGCGGCTCGCAGTTGCACGCTGTGGCTAACTGCCCGAAGACGTGGGGAGGCTCTTCACGTCGGGCTAACCTCAGGTGCGGCTATTGCGGGCAGTCAGGGCATAACTCCAGTGCCTGCCCCCACAATGCAACCAGTGCGCGCCGTCGCACGCTGAATGATGACTTCACTCTGGATTGATATCGAAGTGAAATAATTAAAAATGCAACCATATCGATATGAATGATATCGATTCTCATCACCGAGGGGGGGGATCAAATCCCTCCAGCCGCGCGGTCTGAGGACCGACGCCTGACCTTTCTTCACATCGCCGCAGGTTACGAAACTTTTTTTGGGGATCCCCAGCCGATCATTAATAGGAGTTTTCGATTATGTCTGGACCACCGAAAACCCCGAGCCATCTGCGTTTGGTGAGGGGTAACCCATCCAAGCGCCCGATCAACAAAGATGTGCCAAAACCCCCAAAAGGGGTTCCCCCAACTCCGAAGCATTTCGATAAACAGGCGAAGTACTGGTTTAAGAGAATGGCTGAGGAACTGGATGCTGTCGGCGTCATTTCTCAACTGGACGCACGGGCGCTTGAACTGCTGGTGGAGGCATACACCGAATACCGCCACCACTGCGACACACTGGAGATCGAGGGATATACGTACCGGACTGAAACGCAAACTGGAGATGTGCTAATTAAGGCTCATCCGGCGGCAATTATGAAAGCGGACGCATGGAAACGGCTCCGCGCCATGCTTGCTGAGTTTGGTATGACCCCCGCCAGCCGTTCAAAAGTCAGCATTAATAAGCCTGATGCGGTTGACCCGCTGGCAGAGTTCATGAAAGCGAGGGATTAATGGCTAAGGTTGCAGAAGGCATACGCTACGCCGAACGGGTTGTAGCGCGGGAAATTGTTGCCTGTGAATATGTGCGCCTGGCCTGTCAGCGTTTTCTTGATGATCTGGCGCACGGTGAGGAACGGGGCATTTTTTTCAGTGAGGCGCGCGCGCAGCACATCCTCAATTTTTATAAATTTGTACCTCACGTTAAGGGGGCACTGGCAGGCCAGCCGATAGAATTAATGGACTGGCATGTTTTTATTCTGATTAACATCTTCGGCTTTGTTATCTCCCTGGTGAATGAAGCGACCGGGGAAGTGGTTCTGCGTAACGATGGGAGCGGACGCCCGGTGATGGTTCGCCGGTTCAGGACTGCTTATAACGAAGTGGCCCGAAAAAACGCAAAATCCACGCTGTCCTCCGGCGTTGGCCTCTATATGACCGGGGCTGATGGCGAAGGGGGTGCAGAGGTCTATTCAGCGGCGACCACCCGCGATCAGGCTCGCATTGTTTTCGAAGACGCCAAAAACATGGTGAAAAAGGCGAAAGCGACACTGGGGCGACTATTCGAATTCAATAAGCTGGCGATTTACCAGGAGCAAAGCTCATCCAAGTTTGAACCGCTATCGTCTGACGCCAACAATCTTGACGGCCTGAATATTCACTGCGGCATTGTCGATGAGCTTCATGCACACAAAACGCGTGATGTGTGGGACGTTCTGGAGACAGCAACAGGTGCGCGCCTGCAGTCGCTTTTGTTTGGCATCACAACCGCCGGATTTAATAAAGAGGGCATCTGTTACGAGCTGCGCGACTACGCCATAAAGGTTCTGCAGGGCTACAACAGCAAAGTTGAAGGTGCTGTTAAAGATGACAGCTTTTTTGCCATCATTTTCACGCTTGATAAAGGCGATGATCCGTTTGATGAAACGGTCTGGCAAAAAGCCAATCCCGGCCTGGGCATCTGTAAACGGTGGGATGACCTGCGCCGCCTGGCGAAAAAAGCGAAAGAGCAGGTGTCCGCGCGCGTTAATTTCTTCACAAAGCATATGAATATCTGGGTGACCGCTGAATCAGCCTGGATGGACATGATGAAGTGGGAGGCTTGTGAAGACATCGCGCCCGTGCATGAGCTGAAAACGTACCCGATGTGGGTTGGCATGGATTTGGCCCATAAAATCGATATCTGCGCAGCCGCGAAGATATGGCGGGCCGATAACGGCCACCTGCATGCGGACTTTAAATTCTGGCTACCCGAAGGGCGTCTGGAAAAATGCTCTGAACAAATGGCGCAGATGTACCGGGGATGGGCCATGCTCGGAAAGTTAGAACTGACCGACGGTGACGTAATCGACCACCATCAGATTAAAGCTGATTTGCTCGACTGGATAGGCGGGCAAAGCCTTAAAGAGGTGGGTTTTGACCCCTGGAGTGCCACACAATTCAGCCTGGCTCTGGCCGAAGAAGGGATCCCTCTGGTGGAGGTGCCTCAGACGGTCCGCAACTTCTCGGAAGCCATGAAAGAGGTGGAAGCGCTGGTGTACGGGGGAAGATTCCACCATTCCAATCATCCTGTGATGAACTGGATGATGTCGAACGTGACCGTCAAACCGGACAAAAACGACAACATTTTCCCGAATAAATCCACACCGGAAGCAAAAATCGATGGCCCTGCAGCGCTGTTTACCGGGATGAGCCGCGTGCTTGTGAACGGCGGCGATGCTCCCGACTTCCTTTCCACTCTGGACCCGGATGACGACCTGCTAATCCTATGAAATCTCTGATTATCGATATTATCGGGCTGTCCGGTTTCGGGCTGCTCACGGGCGGGGTTTACCTGCAATTTGGGCTGGCCCCTGCGTTGATGTTTTCTGGTGGGTTGCTGCTTACAGGGGCGCTGTTGACAGCAAAAGGGGGCAAGCGTGTTACTTGATGCCATTTTCCGCAGTGAACCGCTCGAAAATCCCGCCACGCCGCTGACAGGTGAGACCGCCGACGCTGACAACAGCCTGGGGCGTGATATTTACGTCAGCCCGATGACCGCCATGAAGCTGGCGGCGGTGTATTCCTGTATTTACGTGATCGCGTCCAATCTGGCGCAAATGCCGTTACACGTCATGCGAAAGAACGGGAATGCAGTTGCCCCGGCGCGCGATCATCCGGTGTTTTACCTGCTGCACGATGAGCCAAACATCTGGCAGACCAGCTATAAATGGCGCGAGCTCACTCAGCGGCATGTGCTGGGTTGGGGGAATGGATATGGCTGGGTGAAGCGCTCCCGGCGCGGGGAGGTGCAGTCGATTGAAAACCCGATGCCCTGGGAAACCACCCTACTGAATACCGGCGGTCGCTACACCTACGGGGTTTACAACGAAGAGGGCGCTTTTGCGATCAGTCCCGACGACATGATTCATGTTCGCGCACTGGGTAATAACCAGAAAATGGGCCTGTCACCCATTATGCAGCACGCTGAAACCATCGGTATGGGGATGAGCGGCCAGCAGTACACCAGTTCATTTTTTAACGGCAATGCACGACCTGCCGGGATTATCTCCGTGAAAAACGACCTGAATGAAGAAAGCTGGTCGCGACTGAAAAAAGTCTGGCAAAAAGCCGTGGCCGCGCTGCGCAGCCAGGAAAACAAAACGATGCTGCTCCCGGCGCAACTGGATTACAAAGCGCTGACGGTTTCCCCGGTCGATGCGCAGATCATCGATATGTCAAAGCTCAACCGTTCGATGATTGCCGGGATTTTCAACGTCCCGGCACACATGATTAACGACCTGGAAAAAGCCACCTTTTCCAATATCACCCAGCAGGCCATTCAGTTTGTCCGCTACACGATGATGCCGTGGGTAACGAACTGGGAGCAGGAATTAAATCGCCGCCTGTTTACCCGCGCCGAACGCGCCGCCGGGTATTACGTCCGTTTCAACCTTACGGGGCTGTTGCGCGGTACTCCTGCAGAGCGTGCCCAGTTCTACCACTTTGCCATCACCGATGGCTGGATGAGCCGCAATGAGGCTCGCGCCTTTGAGGACATGAATCCGGTTGACGGGCTGGATGAAATGCTGGTCAGCGTGAATGCCGCAAATCCTGCCAGCAGTTTTAAAACCGACAAAACAACAGAGGATAAAACCGATGAATGACCGTGAATTACGGTGTTACAGCGGCGAGGTTCGGGCAGAGCAGCAGAGCGATCAGCCCACGCGGATCATCGGTTACGGTTCCGTGTTCAATTCCCGTTCCGAGCCGCTCTGGGGATTTCGCGAAATCATCAAGCCCGGTGCGTTTGATGACGTTCTGACAAACGACGTACGCGGACTGTTTAACCATGACCCCAATTTCATTCTTGGGCGCAGCGCGGCGGGTACGTTATCGCTGAGCGTGGATGAGCGCGGCCTTCAATACAACATTCTGGCACCGGATACGCAGACCATTCGCGATCTGGTCATTGCGCCGATGATGCGGGGTGATATCAGCCAGTCTTCGTTTGCATTCCAGGTGGCTCGTGATGGTGACGACTGGTACGAGGATGACGAAGGCATTGTTATCCGTGAAATCAGCAAGTTTTCCCGTCTGTACGATGTCTCGCCGGTGACGTATCCGGCCTATCAGGATGCTGATTCCGGCGTCCGCTCTATGAAAGCCTGGCAGGAGGCGCGCAACAGCGGTGCGCTAAAGAACGCCATTAGCCAACGAATGGCGCGCGAGCGCCTGCTGACCCTTCTTAACGCGTAAGGATATTTTTATGAAACTGCATGAAATTAAACAGAAACGTAACACCATCGCAGCGGACATGCGCGCGCTTCACGAAAAGATTGGCGATACCGCCTGGACTGACGAACAGCGCACGCAGTGGGGCGCGATGAAATCTGAGCTTGATGCGCTGGATGCTCAGATTGCTCGCGAAGAAGAACTTCGCCGCCAGGATCAGACTTATATTGAAGTTCAGGAAGGAGAGCAGCGCCAGCAGCAGGGTAACCATGGCGATCCACAGCAACAGGCCAGTGAACGCCGGGCCGCCGCATTTAATGGCTTCCTGCGCCGTGGCGTGGCTGAACTGAGCGCAGAAGAACGTCAGGCATTACGCGAACTGCGTGCGCAGGGCACCAGTCCTGATGAGCAGGGCGGTTATACCGTTCCGACCCAGTTCCAGAACCGCATTGTTGAATCCATGCGGGCCTATGGTGGCATTGCCAGCATTTCGCAAATCCTCACGACGGCCACCGGGCAGGATATCGCCTGGTCAACGTCCGACGGTACGACAGAAGAAGGTGAACTTCTTGCTGAAAATACCGCAGCCAGTGAGGGTGATACCACGTTCGGTACCGCCATTCTGGGTGCAAAAAAACTCTCCTCCAAAATCATCCGTGTGTCCAATGAACTGCTGCAGGATAGCGGCGTGGATATTGAAGCATTTCTTGCTTCACGCATTGCGTCCCGTATCGGACGCGGTGAGGCGAAATACCTTGTGCTGGGTACGGGGGCCGGTACGCCACTGCAGCCGAAGGGGCTGGCAGCATCAGTGACCAGTACGGTCAGCACAGCAGCAGCCGCAACTTTTAAATGGACTGAACTGAACTCCCTGAAACACGCCGTTGATCCGGCATATCGCAATGGTCCTAATGTGCGCTTTGCCTTTAATGATGCGACGCTGCAGGTAATTGAAGAAATGGTGGACGCGCAGAACCGTCCGCTGTGGTTGCCCAGCATCATCGGCGGTGCACCGGCTACGGTACTGCAGACGCCATATGTTATCGACCCGGCCATTCCGAATGTTGCAGCGGGCGCTAAGTTCGCTTATTTCGGTGATTTTAACCGCTTCATCATTCGCCGCGTGTCGTATATGACCCTCAAACGCCTGGTGGAGCGTTACGCTGAGTATGACCAGACCGCATTCCTGGCCTTCCATCGCTTTGACTGTGTGCTGGAAGACACTGCAGCGATTAAAGCGCTGGCGGGTAAAGCCGCGTAATCGAACCCCGGAAATGCCTCCACCGCTTCGGCGGTTTTTTTATGCCCGCAGTTCGCTGCGGGCTAAGGAAAATCATGGTTCCTTCACTCGAACAACTGCGGATGCAGTGCCGTATTGATGACGATGACACATCAGGCGACGCTCTTTTAACGCTGATGGCGGCGGCGGCACGAAAGCGTGCGGAAAACTTTATCAACCGTAAGCTGTATGACGTGGTCGTACCTGACACCGATCCTGACGGTCTGGTTATCAGCGGGGACATTTGCCTCGCGCTGATGCTGCTGGTGGGCCACTGGAATGAGAGCCGGGAAGAAGCCACCGAAGTGGCAAAAATGAGTATCCCCTGGGGCTTCGCTTCACTGCTGGAGCCTTATCGCTATATTCCACTTTAGGGGGTGTTATGCAGGCTGGTCGAAATCGTCACCGTGTCACCATACAGAATTCAGTAACAGTCAGGTCACCTTCGGGCCAGCCTAAACAGGACTGGCAGGATGGGAAAACTGTTTGGGCTGAGGTGAAGGGCATCAGCGGGCGCGAGCTGATGGCCTCAGGTGCAGAAAAAGCCGAAGCCACGGTGCGTGTGTGGCTGCGGTATCGTCAGGATATTTCTGCAGCGTCTCGCCTTAAAGTGCTGACTGGCCCGTTTCGTGGGCAGTTGCTTGAAGTCTCCGGTCCGCCTGTCCCTGATGAACGAGCCACACGGCTGGAAGTTCTCTGCAAGCAGGGGGTAAAAGCGTGATTGACCATAAACTGGATTTTTCAGGCCTGCTGGATATCTCCCACGATATGGAGTTGCTCAGCAAGGCGGAGAACAAAAAGGTTTTGCGTGACGGGACACGGGCCGGGGCAGAAGTGCTTAAAGAGGAAGTGATTAAACGCGCGCCGGAGCGTACCGGGAAACTTAAACGCAATGTTGTCGTGGTCACGAAGCGGGGCAGCAGAAATGCGATCTCGTCTGGTGTTCATATCCGTGGCGTTAACCCCGAAACGGGAAACAGCGACAACACCATGAAAGCCAGCAACCGGCGCAACGCGTTTTACTGGCGTTTCGTTGAGTTAGGTACGTCGAACATGCCTGCACACCCGTTTGTGCGTCCTGCGTTTGATGCGCGGCAGGAAGAAGCGACACGCGCCGTGATCGCCAGGATGAATAAGGCGATAGATGAGGTGCTGTCAAAATGACTGAGGCAACGATTTATGCGCTGATTGGTGCACTGGCAGACGGTCAGGTTTATCCGTACGTGGTTCCGCTGAATGCACAGGGGGAGCCTGCCGTCAGTACGCCCTGGGTTGTCTTCTCGCTGCCGACTGACGCAATGGCCGATGCGCTCTGCGGGCAGGCTGAATCCACTGTTTCGGTTCAGGTGGATGTGTACTCTCTCGATCTGGATGAGGCCCGCGAAATTCGTGATCAGGCACTTGCCAGCCTGTCTGTACTTGGGCTGGAAAACATTAATAAGTTTCCACTGTATGAACCAGAGACCCGTCTTCACCGCGCCTCGCTTGAGGCATCTGTGATTGTCTGACCCGTCACGCATCATCAATCCACTAACCCGCTCTGGCGGGTTTTTTTACATCTGGAGCAAACATGACCAGTAAGTATGAAAAAACAAAGGGCACGCAGATCGGTATCTCTTCTGCGCCCGTCACAGAAGACGATTTTAAGGCTGCAGGTTTCCCGACAGCAGGCGTGACGTTCCTTGAGGCTGAATGCGCCACGAAGGAGATCAGCTACACAGGCGGCCAGAAAAGTGACATTGATGTCACCACGCTTTGCTCCACCGAGCAGGAGCAGACCAACGGCCTCGCGGCTCCGGCAGAAATGTCCATTTCCCGTAACTGGGTGGGTGATGAAGCCGCGCAACTGGCGCTCCAGACGGCATATGAAAATGACGAGCTACGGGCGCTGAAAGTCGTTTTCCCCTCCGGTAACGGTTTTTATGTGCTGGTGGAGGTCCGTCAAAGTAGCTGGTCTGCAGCGACATCCCAGGTCGTTGGCGCAACCTATTCACTGCGCGTGAAAGGCAAGCCGAAACGCATCACGGCAGTAGCATCCGGTTCTTAAGCGCCTGCGGGCGCTTTTTCCCCTCCATTTAATTCACAGAGACACGTTTAATGGCAAACCCGAAACCTTCATTACGCGATATGGCGCTGGCCCCGTCGCTGGCATTTCGTACCAGAACCATTACGGTTCCCGAATGGAAAACTAAAGTCACTGTGCGCGAACCGTCCGGTGATGCATGGGTTAAATTCCGTGAGTTTCTGACGCCTCCTGAACTACCGGAAGGAGAAGAACCCGTAAAATTAACCGCCGCGCAGGAATTTATGCGCAACAAAGATGCGGATGTGATCCTCTTTATTGATGTTCTGCTGGACGAAGATGGTAACCGCGTTTTTTCTGACGACGATTCACAGATTGTTCGCGAAATTTATGGACCGGTACACAAGCGCCTGCTGAGTGCCGCCCTTGCTCTTGGCGTTGATCAGGACCAGGCTGAAAAAAAGTAAAAGAACCGCTGACTTTCTTTCTTATGTCTCTGGCGCTCCGGCTGGGGCGCACACTCCATGAACTTCGAAGCACCCTGACGGCCAGTGAGCTGAAAATGTGGATTGCCTATGACCGGGTTAGTCCGATTGGTGACTGGCGCGGCGATGTTCAGGCGGCACAGATTTCGGCGGCAACATTCAATGCCCAGGGTGGTAAGGTAAATCTGCCCGACCTTGTTCTTAAATGGGGCGGCGAGGAGGAAGGCGCGGAAGAAGCGACTGAGCTTGAAAAATGGATGTCTGATCTCTGATGCCCGCCGCGCGCGGGCTTTTTTATGGGTGAAATATGGCTACGCTGCGCGAACTGATCATTAAAGTCTCCGCTGACTCCGGCTCGTTCCAGCGGGAAATTGCCCGCGCCTCACGGATGGGGCAGGACTATTACAAAACAATGGAGCAGGGCGGTAAGCAGGCTGCAGCCGTCACCCGTGAAACACAACGCTCTATTGCTGCGCTGAATGCCGAGCTGGTCAGTGTTAAATCTACCGCCACGGGCCTGGCTGGCGCGTTTGCAGGGGCATTTGCCACACATCAGCTTATCCAGTACGCCGATACCTGGAACCAGTTAAGCGGGCGCCTGCGCCTGGCATCCACGGGCGCGGAAGATTTTGCTACTGCGCAGCGGTCATTAATGGACATCAGCCAGCGCACAGGCACCTCCTTTGAGGCTAACGCAACCCTTTACTCCCGTATTGCGTCTTCCCTGCGTGATGCTGGCTACGCGTCAGCCGATGTGGCAAAAGTCACTGAAACGGTCGCCACGTCACTGAAATTGTCCGGCGCAAGCACCGAAGAAGCCAGTTCCGTTATCACGCAGTTAAGCCAGGCGCTGGGCTCCGGCGTGCTGCGTGGCGAAGAGTTCAACGCCATCATGGAAAACGGTGGCCGCCTTGCAAAACTGCTGGCTGACGGTATGAAAACAACGGTGGGTGGGCTGCGTAATATGGCGCAGAACGGTGAACTCACCACAGATAAAATTGTTCCTCTCCTGACCAATGTCGAATTGCTGCGCAAAGAGTTCGAAACGTTACCAGCCTCCATCAGTGGCTCAGCACAGAAAGTCCAGAACAGCTTTATGGCCTGGGTTGGTGGCGCGAATGATGCTGTCGGTGCCTCTGCGTCACTCGCGGGGATACTGGACAGCGTCGCTAACAATATCAACACGGTAGCAAATACCGCCGGGATACTGGTTGGAATTGGCCTTGCCCGTTATTTTGGCAATATGGTCGGCAATATTGGGGGCGCGACCACTGCTGTTATCCGTAATACAGCAGCCGAGATTGCCCTTGCTCAGGCACAGGTTCGCGGCTCTCAGGTCAGTGTTGCCATCTCGCGAGAAACCGTTTATCGCGCGCAAAAAGCAGTGGCCGCAGCGACGTCAATTGAGGCCCAGATTGCAGCGGAACGACAACTGATCGCAGCGCAGGCAGGACTGAATAATGCCCTTGCCGGGCGTAGCTCAGCGCTGAATAATCTCAACAGCACAGCCTCTTTAACCAGCCGTCTGGGTTCAGGTGTACTGAGTGTACTGGGGGGCTGGCCGGGGCTGATTATCGGTGCTGGTGCTGCTATGTATGGGCTGTATGAGCACACGCAGCAGGTGCATAAAGAAGCCGTTGCTTTCGCTGACAACCTCGACGATATCAATAAAAAACTCAATAAGATGTCGCCTGCTGGCCTGCGTTCCACTGCCGTTGACGCCAGTACATCACTGGCGGCGCAGAAAAAAGACCTGGCAGATCTTGATGAGCAGATCAGAAAGGTTAAAGACAGCCAGTCTGCACTGGCTAAAATTCAGCAGGATTACAACAAGTCGCCGCACCTGACTTACCTGAATACGTTCATGGATCAGGCCGATATCACTGCCAAAAACATTGAGTTAACCGGGCAACTGAACCGGCTGGAATATCAGCGTGAACAGGCTGCCTCAAAAGTCGAAGCGACACAAAAACTGGTCAACACCGCCAGTGATCTGGCGACACAAAAAGCGGTTGAACAGGCTGGCGCAGTTTCCATTCTTAAGGGGGCTTACGATCTCCTTAACCGTTCCATGACGGCTACGGCAGGTGCAACACCTCCACAGTATGCTGGCCCTGTTGTGTCGATGGCTAAAGCTACCCCTCAACAACAGACCGCACTCGACAAAGCATCGCGTGATGTTGTTCTTTCCGGACTGGACGGGCTGGCAAAGCAGCATCAGCAGTTTGTTTATGAAGCGCAGGATCTGAAACTGACCGGGGATTTGTACACCACTTACATTTACCGGAAAGATAAGGCCGCGAAAAAAGACGCTGCTGCCGCGCAGGCCAAAAAGGATGCGACCGCAGCAACGAATGCGCAAAACAAAGCAGAGCGGGAGGCAGAGGCTCAGGCGCAGCGATACGCCAGCAAAGTCGAAGACCTGTCGATAGCCATTCAGGTGCAGAAGGTCCGCGCCAGTGAGGGTGAGAAAGCGGCTGACCTTTACGCCGCCGCGCACCAGAGTGGCATCAAATGGACAGCAGAACAGACTGAGGAAATTCGTAAGCAGGCCGCAGAGCTGGCCCGATGGACTTCACGGGCTGATGATAACGTCAAAAAACAGCGTGAACAGGCGGAGGCGCTGAAACAGCTTACCGAAGCAGCGCGTAAATTCAGGGACGAGGCCACAGCAGCGACCGATACTGCCGGAATGACTGACAGGCAGCGCCAGCGCTATGACGAGACCCAGCAGATTGAACGTCAGTTCGACAAAACCGACAAAGGCACAGCGGCTATCGCAGCACGCTCGGCAGCGTTAACGGAGCTTGATAATAAGTTTCGGGCTATTGCCGAATCTGAGGCAGACTGGCGAAGCGGCGCTTCTCGTGGGTACAACACCTGGCTTGAGGAAATGTCGAATATCGCCGGGACCGTGTCGGATGGCGTTAAATCCTCGCTTGATGGCGCATTCAGCAACGTAACATCCATGCTGGAGGGGAATAAGGTCTCGTGGAAATCCTGGGGTATTTCGGTTCTGCAAATCCTTGAAAAAGTCGCGCTGCAGATGGCAGTGGTTAATGCACTCGGCACTTCTGGTGCATCAGGTTCTTCTGGCCTGCTTGGTTCTCTTGTCAGCGGAATAGCCGGGTTTATTGGTGGCGGCACATCTTCGGTTATGTCTTCAACATCCAGCACGGTTGTCACCGGACAATCCTTTTCCGTGCCCACTCCGCATTTAGAGGCTCTGGGGGGCGTGTACGACTCACCGTCCCTTAGCGCATACAGCAATGGTGTTTACAGCACCCCGAAAACATTCGCATTTGCCAAAGGCGCGGGAATTTTCGGAGAAGCAGGACCAGAAGCCATTATGCCGCTGACTCGCGCTGCTGATGGTTCACTGGGAGTTCGTGCTGTCAATTCAGGTGTAAATAACGTTCAGACAGCCAGCGGTTCGCCGCAGGTTTATATCACCATCGAAGGTAATGGCAATACCAGCGTTCAGACTGATGGCGGTATGACAGAACAATTCGGCAAGGAGATTGGTAGCTATGTTGAGCGCCGTTATCGCGAACTGATGGCGCGTGATATTGCCCCAGGCGGTGCCGTATGGAATCTGGCTAAAGGAGGTCGTTAATGGCTGTCGAAACATTTACCTGGTGCCCGCGCGTCAACCCGGAGCAGGAAGTCAGTTTCCGAACCCGCAAAGCACAGTTTGGGGATGGTTATGCGCAGGTATCCGGCGATGGGCCCAATCCGCGCTCGCAAAAGTGGACGCTGGAGTTTACGGGGAACGAAACCTATATCACTGCGATAAAAGCCTTTCTGGACAGGCATGGCGGGGTGAAAGCATTTCAGTGGACGCCACCGCTTGAACCGTTGGGCTTATACCGTTGCGCAGGCTATAAGCCCACGCCGCTGGGCAATAAAAAATACACCCTTTCCGTGACCTTTGAACAGGCATTTGCACCATGAGTTTAAATAACGACTATCAGAAGCTGGAACCGGGTAACACCGTTCGGTTGTTTGAGGTGGACGGTACCGCGTTTGGCGTTGGCGAGGTTTTGAGGTTTCATAATCACAATATTCCCCATACAGAAGCGGAAATAACCGCTGCTGGTGGGGATGAGTCAAAACTTCCGGCTAAATCCATCTGGTGGCAGGGCGTCGAATACTCAGCGTGGCCCTGCCAGATTGACGGCCTGGAAAAATCGACAACCGGTAGTGGCGCCACGCCAAAACTTACTGTTGCGAATCTCGATGGTTCAATCACGGCGCTTTGCCTTGCATACGATGATTTGTTGAAAGCAACGGTCACGATTCACGACACCCTGACGCAGTATCTGGATGCACGCAATTTCCCATCCGGTAATCCAACAGCTGATCCCACTCAGGAAACATTGCAGGTCTGGTATATCGACGGGAAAAATACAGAAACGTCAGAGGCTATCGAGTTTCGGTTAACCAGCCCGATGGACCTGCAGGGGTTAATGATCCCTACACGTCAGCTTCATTCTCTCTGCTCCTGGTGTATTCGTGGTAAGTACCGTAGTGGTGATGGCTGTGATTATGCAGGCACGAACTACTTCGACAAAAACAACAACCCGGTGGCAGATCCTTCACTGGACCAGTGCAACGGCACCCTGACCGCCTGCAAACTTCGGTTCGGCGAAAATAACGAACTTTCCTTTGGCGGTTTCCCTGGCACGTCATTAATCAGGAGCTGATATGCGTCAGAAAACGATTGATGCGATTATGGCGCACGCAGCAAAGGAATATCCACGCGAATGCTGCGGCGTGGTGGCGCAAAAAAGCCGTGTTGAACGTTATTTTCCTTGCCGTAATCAGGCTAACGAACCAACTGAACATTTTGTTCTGTCGCCGGAAGACTACGCCACCGCCGAAGACTGGGGAACGGTAACGGCTATTGTGCATAGCCACCCCGATGCGACAACCCAGCCCAGCGAACTGGATAAAGCGCAATGCGACCTGATGGCGGTGCCCTGGCACATCGTCAGTTGGCCCGAAGGAGACCTGCGCACCATAAACCCGCGCGGTGAACTGCCGCTGCTGGAGCGCCCGTTTGTCCTCGGTATTTATGATTGCTGGGGGCTGGTGATGTCCTATTATCGGCAAACCTACGGTATCGAGTTGCCAGATTATCGCGTTGATTATCCGTGGTGGGAGGACCAGTACCCCGATAATTTGTATCAGGATAACTGGTATGAATGCGGATTCCGTGAAGTACAAGGCGAACCGCAACCGGGTGATGTTGTGATCATGCAGGTGCAGTGA